AGGGTAACCTACTCCTCTATCTATTTACTTCTAAGGTAAGCCTTAGCATTACTTTCAGTATAAAAGACCTTTTCTATATACCACCCCTCTACTAAACCCTCATTTATCATAACTAGATATTGTCCAGAATCATTCTTCACTATCTTTCTGACATAGTCTTTCTTTTTAGACATTGTAGTTAGCCTTATAAGTATCAGTCTGGTTCTTATCAATATCGGTTTCTTTTACAAAGCAACCATCTTTAGATAAATACCCCTTTCTATCCTTAATGTCGTTCCAAGCATGAAGATAGCACTCTCTTAAAGAGAGGTCCTCTAGTTCTGCTATGATAGTTAATACAACCATACAGTCTCCTATATCATCTTTTACACATCTTCCTTTTGCAACATTGTCACATAGTTCACCAACTTCACTTACTAGTTTTAATGCCTGAGTTGAAGTACTTGCATTAGGAATAATCCCTCTATCTTTAGCCCACCCTAGAACCAATTCTTTGATTTCTTTTATTTCCATCACTTATCCTTTTCTTACATAGTTTATATTAGCTAAACCAAGAGCTTTCTCTCTGGCTTCACTTGCCTCTTTTGCAGTATCATAGAATCCACATCTATACTTAACTTTATCCTTAGTATAATAACTCTCATACTTCCCTAGTGACTTCATAAAGCTAACACCTGCATATCCTGTAGTATTGTTATGCTGAACTCTCTTATTGTCTCTTTGGTCTGTCTTGGATGCCCACCTGCAGTTAGAAGGACAGTAGTTTCCCTCTGGATCAATCCTGTCTATAGTGAGACCTTTCTTGAATCCATTACTGTCTGCCCATAGACAGAAGGTCCTATATGAACTTCTCCATTCTTTGCAAATGGTTATGCCTTTGTTTCCATACCATTTATAATTAGATGAGTCTTTGTTGTAACATCTTTGTTTCATTCCATCCAGACTACTATAAGCAGGATGCTCTCTTAGTTTGAATCCATTTACCATAACAGTTAAAGATAAGTGCTTGCAGCTTTTACAATAGCCCTTAGACTCTTTAAATAAGCCACCAACAGTTATTTCGCTAATGGCTCCGCACTTACATAGCACTCTTACTTTGGAACTTTGTGGACCTATTTTTGACAAGGGAGTAAAGTTACTACCTGCTGGCAACTCTCTATTCTCATAGGAGTTACTCTTGCATCCACAACTAGTATTCTTGTCTCTCGTCCCTTGTCTAGTAATTCTTTTCAAGCAGAAGCTACACTCATATATACTCTTCTTGTTTCCATATTTGTCTTTGCTTATTACTTCTATATGCTTCAACATATTAACTCCTTATATTTCATTAGGTATATTACCATAAAATCTTTAAAGTGTCAATCTTTTTGCCAATAGCTAATCATCCTGCTTCCTTTATCTTCATTGCATCATCTATTGTTGCACACTTAATTTCTCTTCCATCTTCAAAGATAACAACATATTCATTGCCATCTTCTCTTGGATGTAGTCCTTTAATTACTGCTTTCATTGTATTCCTTTTCTAACAAGTATCTACATATATGTATAATCTTTTCTAAGTCTAGTTTACCTTGACCTTCTTTTGTTCTAAGAACCCTCTTAACAATATCTGCTCTCCATGGATCTAACTTATACTCAGCCCATATATGCCATGGTTGTATATTCTTCTCAGCATAATTACTTTCACCAATATTATAAGATTGAACATTATTACTTGCTTTCTCTTTCATCTTTTCCACAGCATCAATATGATTTCCCATTACTCTTCCTTTTCTATGACCATCTTGTCATACCACTTAATCCATTCTCCTGCTCTTCTATTAACATTATCAAAATACTTACCCATAATATTAGCATTTAAACAATCATCACTGAATAGAACTTCATTATCAAATAATACTTTAGCTTCTGAATAAGATAAATGATTCTTACTGTCAGCAAACATTAGTATCTCTTTTGATATAGGTATCATGTTTCTACTAGCATCTGTTGACCCTGTATATAGTCTCCAATTAGACTCAATCATAGATATTCTTTTTCTCTTGTATCCTTTAAGTGGTGGCATAGTCTTCTTTCTATAAAGACTCTTCTTTCCATAGTAACTATATAATTTACCTTCACCATCTTCAAATATTATCTTATAGATAAACCCATAATGATTTATAGGTTCATTAGGATTAAAGACTTCACTTTTATAATACCAATCCATTAGAATAGCACTCCTTGTGTATTACCTAAACAAGATAAATCTTTACCTTGTAGGTACTTAATTAAATACTCTTTATCCCAATGATAAGCTAATAAGATCTTAGTGTCTTTATCATAGACAGCATAACCCTTTAAAGCTTTACCTTCAGGACTCTTCTTAACAACATATACTGTTCTACCTCCAGCAATAAAAGAGTTAGCTTTAGTAACTCTCTTAATGTCTGGCTCATAGATAAAACAATCTTCTTTATTTCTCATAGATTAAAAAGGAATGTCTTCATCATTAATGTCTATAGTTGTCTCATCATCTTCAAACTCTGGAGCTTCTAATTTAACTCTCTTAATACCCTTGTCACTTAGTAAGAACTCTTTATCTTTAGCTAACTGAATAGAATCTTCTTTCTTAATAATCTCAATAGGAGTCTTACCTAAAGCAGAATATACTGAGAACAATACTTTCTTGTATCTAGGATTACCTTCATCATCAGTCTTAATTGAAGTCTTATCAGTTTCACCATCTTCATAGTTATACTCTTCTTCACATCTAACACCGTATTGAATTTCTTTACCAACTAAATCAGTTAGCATACCAACAGTTAATTTAACTGCCTTACCGTACTCTTTAAACTCAATATCTTGCTCTTCAATCTTAATGTCTTCTAGCTCTTGACCTTTACCTGTAGCACAGAATACTATTTGCTTTAACATCTTATAATCTTGTAAGCTTTGAGTTTTACCCTTATAAGTATAAGTAGTTACTTTCTTTCCATTCTTATTTGATACTGGATATAGTCTAAAGTTAATTAAGTTATCACCAGTTAAATGTAAATCAAACTGTACTCCACCCTTCTTAGTTGCAGTAACATATGCTCTTTCAATAGTTGATTTATAAATACCATTAGTAGTTACAAAACCACCACCACTCTTATTCTCTAGTTCTTCATTCTTTAATTCTTCACTTACTTCTTGTATATCACTAAATAGATTTGCTAAACTCATTTTATAATCCTTTGCTTTGTCTTTTATTGTATCTTTCTATTGATACACACTTTGAATACTTGCCATTAATTTCTTCTTTCCAATAGTTTCCTATTCTCATTCTCTTTGGTGTTTTGTCATCTGCACTAATTAGCGTGATTCCTGCATATAGATTTACTGCTTCTTGCATTGTTTATCCTTTTACCTGATGACCTATACGGTCTTTAATTGTTCTACCCTACACATTGTATTCCTAAGAATAGTTTTGCATTATTTGGGCACTCCGTGTTCTTTTAATTCATATATATAAATATTGGTCTTACATCTTTCTCTTCGCCATAAAATCTTCTCTATAGATAGTGATTGATACCAGATATACAAATGCCAATCATTATCTATGCTCCATCAGTATCATCTTCCCCAGCTATACCTAATAGATTAACTCTATGGTAACGAACACAATACGATTGAATTGTAGCTACACTCTGGACGAATTGTTGTTTCTTATTCTCATTAACAGGAACATCAAATACACTAGATATATATGAGCCATCTTTATGAGATACTATCATCTCTACCCTAGCTATCACTTGGTCTTCTACTATATAAGTAGATGGGAAATTCATAACAGCTAATCCATTATCAGCCAAAGGCTTTCTAGTCATATCAATTACTTGTCCTAGAGTTATATATTTATAATTAAAAGCTTCTTTCCCTTTATTAAGATTCTTCATTTGACCACTAGCTTTAGCTATCGCATCAAACAACTCAGCTACCTTGTCTCCACCTATCTCTACTGTTGGTGCTACTATATTTATCTTGTTAGTTATTGGCTTAGCTACTGCTGGCTTAACTGCTTTAACTATCTCATACATAGTAGCCATATCAGTTTTAGCTACTTCCTTGCCTTCTACACTATAAGTAGTTTCATTAATCTTAGTAGCTTCTACAACTACTCCTGTTTGTTTGTTTTTAACTTTCATTTTCTTTACCCCTTAAAAATTGCTCTCTTTGCTTAAATGCTCCGTTATCCCATGCTAACATAGTCATTCTGTATACAAACTCTTCCATATCCTCTTCTTTTTTTGGCTTCATTCCTGAACCCTCATTATCCCACCATATTTTAAAATCATTCATAATAACCTCGTATGCAGTCATCTATATCTCCTTAATTATGTAGTATTCATATTTTTTTAAATATTTTAATATATGCTTTTTGTCATTCTTTGTACACTTGAAGCTATAATGCCCACTTCTACTAAAGGGGAAAGTTTCTCCGTGATACTTATATTTAATATTCAAGTCATCAAAAGCTTTTTTAAGATTATCACTAGACTTACACATTAAATCTACATCTATATTAACTTTCATTCTATCTCCTAGTCATAAAGGAGACGGAGCAAATCTTCTTGCTCATCATTTAGTTTCTCAGCTTCAATCTCTTCAGCTTGATCTACTTCCTTTAATATCTCTTCAGTCTTTTCATCTTGTTTAGTAACACTATAATAAACTACTCCTTTTCGAGATACTTCTTTCCATAGATAATTCTTTTCACTACTAAGCTCTTTAGTTAGTTTAATAACTTCTTCTATCTTCTTTGTCCACCCACTAGGAATAAACGGATAAGACAAAAAGTGCTGATTGGTGCAAGGATTACTTTCTTCTAGCATTCTTTCCAGCAGTCTATGATGTAAGGGCTTTAGTTTAGTAATCTCTGTTAATACCCTACTAGATTCATCTATTATCTCTTTTGCTTGTTGCATATGCTCTATCTCTACTTTGTCTTTCTCTTCAAAGAAGGCATAAATAGAAGCCAACTTAACAAGTTTAAATACTCTATTAAGCATATCAGACTGTACTGCTTCTGCCAATCCCTTATTAGTCTTAACAAAGTTCTCACCTTCACATTGCACCTGAGCATAGAACAACATAGCTTCATCTGTTAAAGTCAACACACTATTCATCTTCTTTGCAGATATAAGATTTCTTATTCTTTCCCTGTCTGGAAGTCTATCTTTCTTTATCTGTTCAGTAGCCCTCATCTCTTTTACTACATCTGCTGGAGATCTCTCTTCTACTTCTACTGTTTTATCGTCTGAAAACACAAACCTTCTTCCATATCCAGTCTTTAATAAATTCTGAAAAGCAAACTCAATATTGTCTCCATTGATTAGCTTTGACTTGTCTCCATAAGCATATAGGTTTACTGGTATTCCATCTATGTCTAATGGATTATTATCTGACCTCTTTAGTTGTGCTGGAAAATCTCCATTATTATAACACTCCAGCAATATATCAAACAAATCAGCTTTGCCCACTACTGCATCAGCTACTTCATCTACAGATAAGTTAACATTTCCCACTCCTACAAGATATGCTGTTTCACTAGCACTATACAGTCCAGACAAAGTGGCATTAGAAGCTTTAGGAGTCCAAGCTTGCAAAGCTCTCTCTATTCCGTCATTTTCTAGTTTCTGTATAGCTTTCTTCTTAAACTTAGGATATACCTCTTTTTTCATGTAATCAAAAGCCAAAGAGAAGTACATATTGTCTAGCAAGTTAACACCAATACTTTTACCACTCCCACTAGGGCTAAAGCTCAAACCATAGAAATTTGATACTGCTGTACCAAAACCTGCTTCTGTGTCTACACACACTCTCATCTGTCCTGCAATGCTTGCCATCTTAAAGTGGACAGCACTACAAGCCAATCCTAGTCCCATTGATAGTTTAGCTTTCTGTAAGTCTTTTACCATTTTTTGAACCAATGGATTTAATTTTCGTATGTCCATACAAATCCTCCTGCTGTATATTGTTTTTTGTTGATGTTTACACAACTAGCTATGTTCCCAACAGTTATGCCAGTCACTCTACTTGCTTCATTGATTGAGATATAAGTACCAACATTCGTTCCATCTTTAGTCACTTGTCTTACAGCTCTATGTGGTCTTCCTGAGCTTATATCTCCTCTTATGCAATCATAGTGCCCTTTTCTTCTGTTATCTTGGAAAGTCATCAGCTGTATGTTGTCAAGAGTGTATCCTTTGTGATTATTAATTCTGTCTACACTTGGTTTCATATTTTTGGTATGTCCTGTATTTTCCCAGTATTCAAACAGTATATGAAATATATCTTGATTCATAATCCACCAACCAAACTCTTCTTTTGTATAGGCTGGCATATCAAAGCCTCTTGATTTACACTTAGACCTCTGATGACTATAAAGCTTAGTTATCACACCTTTCTTTGTTTTGTCATATTTGTTCATTTATCTTTCCTTGTACCATGGTAGCACCATCCATTATGCTTTGATAATGATCTTCATCTCCTTTAATCTCTATCTTCACAGTAAAGACCTCTCCATTATGTTTATATCCTAGCCCAACATACCTTCTCATAACGGATATATCAAACCACACTTCAACTTGTGGACTTAAATATCTTTCTATCATGGCATGTCTTATTGCTTGATAATCTACCTCTTCTCTTTTTGATGTTGACATCTTTTCTCCCTTTATATGAATTGTTGTACATACTTTAAAGACTCTCTAAAAGTCATACCTTCTAACTCCATAAGTACATGAAAGATATCACCACTTATTTCTTTAGAACCATAGTCACATATATATCCTGATTCATATATCTTAGCACTACTTGTATTCTCTTCGGGTCTCAACTTGCACTTACCATTGACAAACTCTATGCCAATAGATTCTAATACATCTTGTATCATCTCAGTAGTTAGTTGTTTTTTAATATCTTCTAAGCTACTACTACCATAACTATTAATTAAATCTTTATCTATAACTATCTTTTCAACATACTCAGATTCTAGTTGTTTCTTAGCCAATTCTTTAGCTTTAAAGCAATCTAATAGTTTACCTTCGTTCTTTAAAACAATACAATCACTTGTTCCTAGAAATGAAGCAGTCTTAGTTAAAGTCTGTTCATCATTGAATGGAAACATTAGTTCTAACATTCTAAAGTAAACATCATGTTCTCTTGGAATATTAATAGCTGGTATTAATACTCTAAACCTATCAGAAACAATACCTTTCTTTTCAAGCTGATGTGATTTAGTTGTAGCAATGATATATTTATATTTACTAAACAAAGATTGAAAGTCTACTATAGACATACCATCATCTACATCAATAATGATACAGTTCTGATTAGATCTATCAAAGTTCTTACTAGACTTGATTCCTTTGTCCCACGCATAGCATGAATATTGTATTTTACTACTAGACATAGGTTTATGTATGTCTTCCCAAGTAACTGCCTTAGATCTCCAACCCTTCAAAGTTTTAGTGTAGTTGTCTGTAACTTTTCCTTTTAACTTTATAAAGCTTATATTAATCATTTCTCTACTCCCTTAAATGTTACAGATTTCATCTTGAATTGTTTAGAAACTTTCCTTAACATATCAACATCATCTCCAGCTAACTCTCTCATTAACTCACCATACTCTTCAACTGTTAAATCTTTTTCCTTCAGGATAGTATCTTTACTAGATACAATAGCCTTCATTGTCTTCTTACAAATCTTGACATTCATTGATTCTATCTTTAGCTATATCAAAATGCCCATCATCCATTTCTGTACCTATAAATTCATGTGAGTATGTGAGTCTGTCCGCATCTCTCAGTATGGTCTTTTCAGTTTTTCCAAATCCTTTAGATATTCTAGCTTCTCCATTTTTCTTTAAATAACTTTTCCTTTTTTTCATATTTGTACTTGTTGGTCTCCAGTTATCACTATTATTTCTATATTCCCCCATAGATGGATGTGAAGTTTTTGAAAAATATCTAAGTCCTCTATTTGTATATTCGTTGGCTATTGTATTGCTTAGGGCTTTTCCTATTCCTAACCCTTGAAACTCAGGTAGAACAACAAGCCTACTTTCTCTCCAGTATGTTCTTATGTCTCTACCACATCCGTGAATTATTGACAAAAAACCAACTTTCATATTTTCTATATATGCAGTGTAGCAATGAACTGACTTGCTCATATTGGTGTCTAAATAGTGATGTTTTTTGAAATAAATCCAATCTTCGTGGGAACTAGCAACGATTTCAATATTAATTTCTGGTCTCCTAAGTGAATCCTTTTGAATAAATTTTTGCATATCAGTATCGTATATAAAATCAGGTTGTAACCATTCGATTATATCACTATGGCAACTAGCAATAAACAGATTAGTAATGTCTCCTTTATCAAAACCCTTTCTTAATGCTACTGATAGAGATTTAGCAGTATTTCTATCTACAACACTCGTAAACTCATCAATACAGTTAATTCCTTTATCAAGAGATAGTGCGACTTCGGCTCTATGCTTTTCTCCATTTGAAACTTTGTCTATATTTTTAAACCAAGTAGGTACACTTCTTAAACCAGCGGAAAGTAAAAACTTTTCAGCATTTTCATAGTTAGAGAAGTTATCAATAATGCTTATATTCGAATCAAAATTAATTTCTTTATCTAGCCCACATTCTTTTAGTATCGTACTTTTTCCACTCCCACTAGTTCCGACTATAAGAATAATTCCATGCTTTTCTTTAAAGTCAGGAATATTTATTTCAGGTTGCTCGTAATCTTTAATATCGTATTTTTCTATTATACTATTGTTCATTTTTTTCCTTTTAAAAATCTACTGGTTCTGAGTTATCAAAATCAAAATCTGCTGTACTGTCTATGTATAGGATTTTTATTCTTTCGCCCCACTTCTCGTAGTTTTCTTCTTTTATGGGAAACTCAAAGTATTTCTTACTTCCTCTAAAGTTTGCTCTAATAAAGAGTTTTCCAACAGAATATTCTACACCTATACTTACAGTATCAATTAAAGCACTTGCTTCAATACCTTCTTGTTTAGGAGTAGTTTTAATTCCTCCACTAAGATTAAGTCCTCTTTCATATATAAAGCTACTAATCTTCTCAATCATTTTATCCATTGCTACTAAACAGTCTTCATTCTTTAATACTATTCTACTCACGATAACTCCTCTATTAGTTTTAACTCTTCTTCTGTTGGTTGATATTCTTCTTTCATTGCTGTTGGCTCTACAATTTGACCATAAGCAATTCCTACAGTTGTTCTGACATCATACAAATCATTACTGATTGTAGTGGCTGTTCCTACTGGTAGTTCCTCAGGATAAGTGAATGGTTTATTGTTAGTCTTTCTGTCTTTACTTCTAAAGAACACTTTGACTACCTCGACAGATTGTGTTGGATACCTTTCACTAATGACTTTTGACACATCTCTATAGGTATATCCTGTTGGAATATTACCTCCATCACTTGCTTCACATAAAGAGATAAAACTATTTAGTGTTGCCTTCTTTTTCTCTGTGCTTTCGTTGTTCATCTTTAATTAACCTTCTTACTTCATAACTCATAGAGCTTGAATTTATTTCAGCTAAACTTCTAAGATATTCTTTTGAATCTTCATCAAGAGTGATTAACATACCCTTCTTGTTTGTTGTCTTCATTTTCTTCCTTTTTGTTTAGTTGTTCAGAACTATATCCGTTCTCGCCTTATATGTAACTTATATAGAAACAATATGTTCTTTCCTTGAGTCAACATTGAGTCAACATTGAGTCAAGCTTGAGTGTTGCTATTGATATTGGTATTGTTTTTGCTATTGCTTTATTTAAAGATTTTGGAAACTAAAAAGATACATCACTGTCATCTATTGTGATAGTATCAATCATGTCACTTATGTCTTGAACTGTTGTCATAGTTAATGTACCATTGTATTGATGCATATCAACTAATCTCATATTCATTAACATATCTTCAGGTGTTGAGAATAGATTTACATAATCAGTAAATGTATTAGTCCCACTAGTCAAATCAGCTACAAACTTCCCAGCCTTAACCTTACCCATACCTTTGACTCCTTTGATGTTATCTGTTGAGTCTCCCTCTATAGATTGGATTAATCTATTAGTGTTAATTTCTACACTATCTAAACCTTTACTCCATTCCCACTTCTTGAAGTTAAAACATTGAGTAGGTGTTTGATGAATAATATCTTTGTCCATAGCAGATATTAAATAACCTTGATTAGCATACATGATAACTAGATCATCTGCTTCTACTATTACATTGACATCACACATAGTTTTAATTCTTTTGTACACTAATGTCTTTAGTTCTCTAACTCTTTCTTTTAGTAACAATCCTGCTTCATCAGTTTGTTTCTTTCTACTATCTTTATATTCAGGATATATGTCATATCTAAAGTTAGTCTTAGCAGTAAAGCATAAAACAATCTCATCTACATTTGATGCTTTAGTATAACATTCTCTTTCGATAGATTTAACTCTACCACTAAAATCAAAGTAAGCTAATTCTAAATCCCATTTATCTCTATATTTATAACAACTAAGAAAAAGAATTGAGTCAGGCGTCGATTGCTAAATTAATATTATCTTCTCTGTCTTCAGTATTCTCAAGTAATTTCGTTAAACTCATTTTGCAACCCCTCCTTGTGTTAAATTTTGAATTTCCATTTAAAACCTCCTACTGATTTTGATTTTCCTCTAAGAGTATTTGATATACTCTTATAACTAATTCCTGTTCCCTTAAACTCATGGTTATCCTTTTATTAGACTACCAGCATACATATCTACTGCTAGATCTATGATACTTGATTGTGTTCTTCCTGTATCTTCTTGTATCCCCTTAAGTGTTTCCACTGTGTGTAATCTTAATTTAAAAGATAATTGTTTTTTATCTTCACCTTTAGGTCTTCCTATCTTCTTGTTTTCTTTACTCACGTATAGCTCCTTATAGCTCTTTTTATGTTTAGGCATACAATGTTTTGCCTAGTAATAGTTTTGCTCTATTTACCTAGTTGCTTAGTTCAAGGATAGCTAACATACTATCTGCATCTATATCTAAATACTGATTGTAGTTAATATCTTCACTATTAGGTTTAATTTTTGCTAATTCATTAGGAATATCTTCTAATGAGATACCTTTATTCTTTTTACTATGTTTAAGCAATCCATATATAGCTCCATGAATAGTTCCATAGAAGTAATCTTGATTGTCATAGTTACTAATAATATCTTTACCAGCCATAGTATATATCTTTGGTTTATCTAATTTATCTGCTAAGATAAAATTATAATTATCTTTCTTTCTAATTACTAGTTTCATTGTTTGTCCTCCTTGCTTAGTTCAATTAATAATTTTCCTTTCCATTTATCTTCATAGCAAACCTCTATAATATTAAATATAATAGGCCTAAATTTATTCCACCACTCTAAAGCACCATCATCCATTTCTGCTATCTCTTCATCACTAAAGCTTTTCCACTCTTCTATCTTATGTCTTCGGCATCCTATCTGCAAGGTATCAAGTGTAAATCCTATTTCATAAGTATCAATTTGCATTGTCCTCAATTCCTTCATATTTCCACTTGCTAACAGATTAGCACCTTCTAGATCAGCACTTCTTAGATTAGCACCTCTTAGATCAGCCTCATATAAATTAGCACCTCTTAGATTAGCACTATACAAGTCAGCACCACACAAGTCAGCACCACGCAAGTCGGCATCACATAAGTTAGCACCTCTTAAATCAGTACCGTTAATAACCGCTTCTATTACTGCTTCTTTGACTGTATCTTTTTTGCTTTCAAAAATTACTTCTAATGAAAATCTATTTTTTATTTGTATCATCTTATTCTCCATACATTTCTTATGTTATTTATTGGGACTAATATATTCAACCCAACCATCTCTTTCTGTACAGTAATCATTTATATCTTCATCAATATTACCATTGCCTCTAAATCTCTTATACTTATCACACCAATAGATATACTCATCATCAAAGGTATCACTATTTAAACTCCAATGTTCTAACCTAAATTTCTTGCTAGGATTAAGAACCATACTTACGATTGTTTCTTCTAATTTTAATTTCTTCATTATTCATCTCCCATTATTCTGTCATCTTTCCATTCATCATAAGCTCTACATTGATATTCACTTACATAGCATTCATAAGCTTCATTGAGCCATTCATCTTGTTCATCATTTGTTAAATCATTATCAATTAGAAATTCATCTAATTCCTCTAATCCATATTTTACACAATACTCTTCATAATCTAATGTCATTGTTTATCCTTTTCTTTAATTAATACCCTAAAGAGAATCTATATGGTTGCAACATACCTGTACTTATTCCACGAATAGTACAAAAAATAATATTCCATAAGGCCGTTCCTTTCTAATTAAGCTCATTTATCATCTGATAAACTACTGCATTGTTCTTGCATTTAATAGACTCTATTTAGAGTATTATGTGTTTAAAACTTTCAGATTCTTTTAATCATAGTTTTATAAAAGAATCATGGCTATGCACTGTTGCCATGATTGTGTTATTAGTCTAATCTCTCGGTTGCTATATTAAAATAATTCTCATCTAGCTCTATTCCTATAAAGCTTCTACCTGTATTCTTACAAGCTACTCCTGTCGTTCCACTACCCATAGTGAAGTCTAAAACTAACTCACCATCATTTGTGTAGGTTTTTATTAGATATTCCATTAGTGCTATTGGTTTTTGTGTGGGGTGAACTTTACCTTTTTGAGAAGCATTTGATATTTTAATTTCTTGGTCTGGATAGAAGTCAGTATATGTACCACCTGTTGCTTTTAATGTACCATACACTTGGTTTCCATCGCCCTTGTAAATTTTGTCTCTTGGCTTATCTTCTCTCACTCTCCCCCTGTCTTCCATTTGAGGATTATACAAACATTGTTTCTTGTAGAAAATCATAATGTCTTCATATTTTCTTAACGGCTGTTTTTTGGAATTAAGATGTCCTGTACTTTTTACTTTATTCCACTTCCAATCATACTTATAGTTCTTAATATTACTCATTCTTAAAGCACTAGAGAATGGCTCACTTCCAAATAATACAATAGCACCATTTGGTTTAATAAGTTTATTTAGTCTTTTCCACATTTCATCAAAATCAATTACAGAATCCCACTTACACGCTGTAGTACCATAAGGAGGGTCTGTTATGATTGCATCTACCTTAACACCCTCCTCAATCATTCTATCCATTGCTACTAAACAATCTTCGTTCTTTAATGCTATTCTACTCATTTATTTTCCTTTGTTAATTTCTTTGTTATATTTTTATCATATGATAAACTATTGTATTATATGTTTAGATATTAATCTATTCCTACATCTCTTCTTGAATCATCTAGTGATTCTGTATTTCCCTTCATTCCTGTAAACTTACCATATTCAGTAAGAGTATTAGTTGGTTCAATATCACCTTGATAAGCTTTATACTTATAATCTGTTGGTTCAATAATAGTTGCTTTGTTTTTCTTTAACCATTCCTGCTGTAGGTCTACAGCCTTAGAGGTCATTTGAGTCTTTTGCTTAGTTCTTCTAGCTATTACCATTGAAAGTGATTCTTTAGGTGTTGCCTTGGGCATAGATTCAGCTTTAAACATAGGAACTTCTATCTTTTTAGATTGAGGTACTACTTTAGGTTTACTCTTTGCTTTCTCTTTTATAGTCTTAACTACTAGTTTCTTCTTTGTAGTAGTCTTCTTAGGTTTAGGTATTACTGATCTATCTTCTCTAAGAGTATGACCTCTCTTCTTTGCTCCTAGTTTACCATTACAACTATATGAACAAGTAACTGTCTTTATATTGTGAGCAATAAAAGGAGTATTACACTGTACACATATCCTATCTATATTGATAGTTGGTCTAACTCTTTCTCTTTGTTTAATAGTATTAACTATC